GAGGTATTGACCATTAGTCAGAGTAAACTCTACGACTACGTGCAGCGCGGTGATATGGTCATCTGCCGAACGAATGCACCGCTCGTGAAGCCTGCCTTTGATCTCATCCGACGCGGGATCAAAGCGGTGATCATGGGCCGCTCAATTGGCGAGGAGCTAGTCAACCTAATCAACCGTGTGAGCAAACGAGTTACAACTGACAATCTCGAATTCATATTGGCTAACCTCGCTGATTACAAGACGCAAGAGGTCTCTCGCTTACTCAGACAGGATAAAGAAAGCGTCGCTCAGGCACTTGAGGATAAAGTTGAAACGATCTTTGCTCTGGCTGAAGGCTGTACACTGCTGCCTGAACTCATCAACAAAGCAGAAACAATTTTCAGCGATGATGCTAAGGGCGTAGTGTTTTCCTCAGCGCATCGAGCTAAAGGTCTCGAGGCCGATAACGTGTTTATCTTGCGCTACGATCTCATGCCGCATCCGATGGCGAAGCAAGGCTGGCAATTGAAGCAAGAAACGAATTGCAAGTTTGTTGCTCTGACTCGTTCGCGATGCAGATTGTATTTTGTGGAGGAGTGAATCAGGAGGATAACATGACAATTCAATTTTCATCCATTGCACGCGGTATCGTTGAGGTCTATCATAAGATCGGTGTTGTGGGTGCATCTGATGACATTGAATTTTTCGGGCGAAAAACTGCATTTGAAACACTGATGATCGTCGCTGGATGTGAATTCACGGTTTATTGGAGCAAGATGCCTCTGCCTAAATTTGTCAGTGAATTCATGTGGAGATTATCATGACCCGCCGCATCAAACTTATCCTGCTGGCAATCGTCTTACTCATCATCTGGGCGATGTATGCTGTGATGCCTATCGCCCGCGCCGATTGCTCTGGCTACATCGTCCAGCGCGGTGATACGCTCTACCGCATCGCCCTCGCCAACGGAACGACTTGGCAGGAACTAGCCACGCTGAATGGGCTGACCTCGCCAGATAAAATCTATGTCGGGCAATGCTTGATGCTGAAAGCGGGACAGGTTGTTAGCGCATCATCGGCGCTCAAAGGGCTGGCGATGGCCGACCCGTCACACTCCGAAGATTTGACCACACTCAATATTTTATTCTGGTATACGTGGGGAGAAAACTGCAATGGACAATCAAACTGCATCAACATGGTGCGAACTATGCGGACACCAGCATTCTGCTACGATACCTTACTTGTGGGTAATGAGCCGAATGCAATTGAACCCTATGGTATGCCCATTAGTCCCAATGACGCTGTATCACTCGTCTTGGCAATTCATTCGGCCTGCCCAAACACAAAACTCATCGTCGGCAACGTCAGCGCCGACGACTGGAGCGGCGCAGGCGGATGGGGAAGTGGATATAACTGGCTGAAAAAATTCCTGAGTGAATATCGCAAACTGACTCATCGACGTTACGTGGGCGGCCTCGGCGTTCATTGCTATCAGACTCAGCCCAGTTGGTGCATTGTGCGATTGAAAGAAATGCGTAGCCTTTACTCCGGTGAGATGTGGTTGACCGAATATAACGACCTGAGCGGCGACTTGGCCGCCTTCACTGCCCTGACTGATTACGCCTTCGCCAATTTCAGTCGGGTGGCGCTCTACACCAACCGTCAGCCGGATGCGCCCTGGGCGCTTGCGGGCGCGAGCGTAGTACGCGATGACGGAACGTTGGATGAACGAGGCGCACTGTACGCGCAGAGGTGAGAGATGACTCCTACAGAAGAAATCAACGAATGGATTACTAAATATGGCAGCGAACGAGATGCACTGAATGTGGCGATTGGGCGGCTGGCGGGATTGGAGCGCGCTTTTGCAGCCTATCGCGCGGCAGTGAGTTCAGACGAGGCCGTCCAAACGATTACTCGTATGGTGCAGGAACAAGAGACTCATTTGAATATGATTTCGCACGAGCAACATGAACGGCGAAAATTGATTGATATTGCGGCGACGTTGAAAAACCGCGCTGAGGCTGCCGAAGCAAAACTGGCCGAGGCCGAAGCCCGCAATACGCGGCTGATAGAGGCGCTGAGATGATTACTACCGCCAAAGAATGGCGCGATTTCTACAAATCACCCGGAGCACGGGCAACTTGCATGTCACCCGCTTGGTTGCTGGAGGGCTGCCCGATTTGCGGTTGTAAAACGTGGCAGGTCACAAGTGATTGTTGGGCTTATTGTGATAAATGCGCTAAGGGATACCATACATATTTTCCATTTACTGGCGCTGTACTAGATTCTTTTCCGCAAAAGGACAATGAATGAACCGCAATCCCTACAATCTTGTCTTCCTAATCAGTCTTGTCATTGGTTCTTTCGGGTTGTTCGTTGGCCTCGCCCGTGCTGCCGTTGTCACTGTCGTTCCGTCCTGCTCTACTCCGGCAGCGAACTGGGCCACGCTCACTGTCTGCCGCACGGAGACGGCCCGCGTGCTGACGCCGACGCCGCGAGTCATAGTACAGACACAGACGCCTGTACCGCAAGTAACCCCGACGAAGGTAACGGGAACAGAAGCGCCCGGATGCTGGATCACTACGCGGGATGGGGTGATGTTCTTCATCACCGCGCCGTGCAATTTTACCGTGAGGCAAATTCCGTAATGGGATGGTCTAAGGGTTTGGCTGAATGGGTCGAGGGCGATACCGCGTACTTGTCGGTTGCGTTTTCCTGGAAACTTCCCGATGCGTTTCAGCGGGCTGTATGGTATCGGAATTCCGGTTATCGCGTCCGAGCAGGTGGGCCGGGAATGTTCGCGCCATCACTCCGCAAATATCTATCGGACGTTGCTGAGTTGGGCGGAGAAGTTGATGCGCTTCCTCATCATAACCCGTGGGCTACAATAGCAAGTCGAGGCTGCCCGGTCGGCTGCTACTTCTGCATAGTTCCGAAGATGGAAGGCCTGAATTTCACTCTGTTGCCGGACTTCACTCCTCGCCCAATTCTGTGCGATAACAATCTCTCAGCATTGCCGATTGAGTATCAGGAGTTTATCATTGATAAGTATAGACAATTCGGTATCGAACTTCGAGATGCAAACAGCGGCTTTGAGCCATTGACCTTTGACGAGGAAACATATCGTCGCTGGAAATCTATTTTGCGCGGCCCCTGGCGTTTTGCATTTGACACGACGAGCGAAGAGCCGCAGGTCAAACGTATGATGACAATTCTCAAGGGTGAGTCTCCAAAGAAAAAGCAAGTCTACGTGCTAATCGGCAACGAGCCAATAGCGGCCTGCCACGAGCGGGCGCAGAAGGTAATCGAATGGGGCGGGGAGCCATATGTGCAGCCGCTCTTGCCCCTCAATGCTCTAAGTCGTGATGCGTTGAAAATTGCTCATGATTGGGACTGGCATAGACTCAAGGATATGCAACGTTATTACAATCGCCATCTTTGGAGATACTTTCCGTTTAGTGAATACAGAAAAGCTAGGAGCGTGACGGTCGAACGCACGGGCGGGTTTGATTTTGTGGAATGCGAGTCGCCATGATTCAACCTGATTACGTTTCCGACGATGGGCGGGCGACGCTGTACTGCGCGGATTGCCTTGACGTTCTGCCGACGCTGGAGGCAGGGAGTGTGGACGCAGTGGTCACTGATCCGCCGTATGGGATAAATTATCAATCCCACATGCGGATTGAATCTGAACGTTTTAGTAAATTGCTTGGCGATGGTAAGTTGCCCGTTGCTTGGATACCACAAGCTCTACGGGTTGGGAAAGATGATGCCTGCCTATTCTCATTTTGTAGGTGGGATGCTGCCGAAGAATTGCGGATTGCGATAGACCAACATTGGGATTTGCGCTCACAGGTTATTTGGGATCGAGGCAATCACGGGCTAGGCGATTTGAAACGACAGTATGCACCAATACATGACACCTGCTGGTTTGCCACGAAGGGCGTGTGGGAATTTCCAAATGGGCGACCTAAATCTATTTATAACGATATGCGGTTATCTGGCGGCGAGCTTGAACACCCGACCCAAAAGCCCGTCAATCTTATGGCGAAAATCATCCTCGACTTGACAAACGAAGACGATACCATCCTCGACCCCTTCATGGGCAGTGGCACTACCGGCGTCGCCGCAATCAAACTAGGCCGCCGCTTCATTGGCGTTGAACTCAGCCGCGAGTATTACGACATCGCTCTCCGCCGCATCCAGCAGGCTGAAGCGCAACCGACATTAATCCAAGTATGAGCGATCTACTTTTGCTCCTCCTCGTCTTCGCTCTACTCTTGCCCGCTGCCTATGCCTGGGGCTTCGAGGATGGCGAACGAACTGCGAAACAGGATGAACTTGAACGGGAAAGAGAACTATACGAATGAAACCGCCATCTATTGCTACCCTAAAAACGTTTGATATTTTGCACTCTGAACGGGGTACTCGTGCGGCTGCCAACAGCGCCTACAACCGCAAGCGTGGCCGCAAGCGTGCGCTCGGTGTATGCGCTACGAAAGGATGCGGACGAAAACGACATGGGCGAACCTATTGCAAGCCCTGCCTCAATCGCATCAGCCGTAAGCATACACAAGCAAAAGCCAGATGTAGACAAGCGCCGATGATCAACAAACAAATTGACGCCGACCCGCACGTGAATTCAACCGTGCTTCTGCCGAGCACAGTTGTTGCTTGCCCGATACTGGGCTGTCGTTGGACAGGAGTAAGGCGAGAAATGTGGAAGCATTCACGGGAGCATCGGAAGTAATTCTTGTTTTGAAATTCGGCGTATAATCAATTATAGATGACACTCTCATTTTCTCTTCTTCTACTCTGTAGTCAGTTTGCATCTTTCACACAGCCTGTGCCTCTCATGATGCTACCTTTGGTTTGGAATATAGCGGATGATGATCTCGTAGCACGCATGATCCTATCTGAGGCTGGAGGCCGCATCCTAACTGAAGATGGACAGATAGATGCAATTGGTATGGCTTGGGTGGCGCTCAATCGCACGCTCGGCCTACATCCGGGCTTTGATTATGCGCGCTCTGATCTCTATGCTGCTCTGATTACGCCGGGACAATTTCAGGGACTGACTGGCGTCCGCCCTGGCGAGCAAGGCAACGCGGCTATCGTCGCCGACCCGGAAGCGCATGATTCTTGGTTCGGCACTCAGCCGGGTGCCGGTCGTGCTGCGTATTGGATTGCGCGAACGATAGCGCAGTGTGTTCTAAGTCAGCGTGCACCGGACGTGACGCAAGGCGCACTGTTCTTTTCTGATGCGCGGTATGCGCGGGACGCGAGTGGCGATCTGCTTCGTGGCCCGGACGGAAATCTCATTGTCGAGCCGTGGCCGGATGGCCGAACTCATTTCCGGCTTCTATCTGGCTCGATTAGCTATACAATTGAGTTGCCTATAGAAATCAAAAGGAATTCTTATGACCAACTTACTCAAGAACGGCGATAGACAATCAGGCTGGACAACTGGGCCTGATGGCAATCAGACTCCACTTGATTGGGAAGTCATCTACTTGCCTAACGGCTCAACAATGTTCTGGCCGGAAAAGATTTACGGCAACGGCGAGGGCATCATGCCCGCGAAGGTCGAGCGCCAGCCTGAAATTGTATTCAAACTTGCGTTCCAACTCCCGCCCGATGAACAGGCCGGGCAGCCGCGCGCGCTTCTGCTTAGGCCTGATCTGAAACAGGTCTATAAATCGTTTCACGGCCCATCCTGCACCCGGCATATCAACCGCGTCTCAGGCCTCATTCCTGGTCGCAAGGTTATACTCTCATGCTATGTTCTGCCTGATACTCAGGACGTCCCACGTGGACCTGACGGTCATTTGGAAAACGACCATTGCCACGCTCAGGTTGAACTCGTGCACGGCATATTGTCGTCTTCAATTCACCGGAAGTACGATGAACTTATGATCCATCACGATTGGCCCGGAAATAATCGGGCCTGGAATCTATTTGAGATCACAGCCTACGTACCTCTCTCTGGTGAGATGACCGTCATCCAGCAGACTCAACAGAACTGGTTGAATGACCCGACCGGCGTTGCGTTTTTCTTCGGCCCATGTTTACTTGAATACGTGGATGAGCTCACCCCCGAACCGACGCCCGTTCCTGTGCCCCTGCCTCAGCCCGGCACAGTAGATGCCGTTGTCAATTCTATTGAGCAATTGGCTGTGGATTACAACAGCCTTGCTCAGGCTATTAGTGGCATCAACGCACTCGGTCAGCAAATCCTCGTAGACATCGCCAATGCTCGGCAGATGGCCGCCAAACTTAAAAGCGAGATTGCGCCGTCAGAATAAGTCCTAGTTGCATTACAACTTAAAACGGCGTACAATCTTTCATCAGGAGATTCTACCTGATGACATTACCTTTCCCAACTGAAATCGTGCCGTTCATTCTCTGGCTGGCCGTCAACGGCCTGACCGTCGTGGCCGTGCTGGAGAAATTCCCTGCTTGGCAGAAATTGACCGCACAGCAAAAAAGTATTGCGGCCTTTGTGCTTGTCGCCGGATCGCCATTTCTAAGTGAAGGCCTCGTAGCCCTGACGAAATCCATCCCGCCTGAAATGCTGGCGCTTGTTCAGCATTATCTCGACCTCGGCTTGAACGGCGTTCGCCTCTGGGCCGCATCACAATATGCGCATGGTGGATTGCGCCAACTCGTGCAGCCAGTAGCATGGCGATGAACGAAGACCTTCAATCACTCGTTCAGGTGATCGGCGAACAGACACGGGCCATCGGCGAACTGGCGAAAGCAATCGGCGCGACTCATCTCGATCATGAGTCGCGCCTTCGTAAACTGGAAGAAATCGCGACGATCCTCAAAGAGCGCATGTCCATCTGGCAATTGGCCCAGGCTGGCTATACAACCATTGCTGCTACAACTGCCGCAGCGATTGGCCTATTCAGAAAGTAAAGATGCCCGCGAAAAGCAATGGCCACAAATCGTTGAAAGCCTATCGGCCTCAGCGCGTCAACGCCAATAAGCATACGCCGATTGGCCTTGATGCGCTTCGTAAATCTATTCAAGGCGATGGCATGATCGGCGCGATCACCGTAGCCCGCGACGGTGAAACATTCGACGGTTCAGCGCGGCTTGAAACTCTGGCTGATGCAATGCCGGGCGTGAAAATCGTCGAAGTCGAAACGGACGGTTTGACTCTCATCATCAACAAGCGGCGCGATATTCCCAATGCTAAAAGCCCACGCGCCAAGCGACTTGGCGTGGCAGCCAATGTGATTGCCAAGTTGGATTACAACCCGGATGGTGAAATCTTGGCTGCGCTGGCGGCTGAGGACAAGATGATTGCCGAATTGGTCAAAGCGGATCGGGACAGCCTGCGGGCGGTAACAGAATACGCAAACGAAAACGGCGGCGCGGACGCCGAACCGCAGATCAACCGCGCCGAAGAGTTGAATAAAAAGTGGAAAGTCAAGATGGGCGATCTGTGGCGCATTGGCGAGCATCGTTTGCTATGTGAGGATAGCATGGTGCGCGAGAACGTGGCGCGGGTGATGGAGGGAGAGAAGGTGGATTTGCTTTTGACCGACCCACCTTATGGCATTAATGTAGTTAGTAACCTTTCCGCCACAATCGGTGGCGGAAAGCCCGTTACCATCGGGAGCCTTCGCTCACGCCGAAAGGATACTTTCGGCGGAGTGAAAGCAATGGGTCGCATCGGTGCGACCCATTGGGTAGATGCAACTCTTTATGCTCCAGTCACTGGAGATGATAAACCCTTTGACCCATCTCACCTGCTATCTTTAGATTGTGATGCAATTCTTTTCGGCGGGAACTACTACGCGTCTAAACTTCCCGATAGTCGATGTTGGATTGTCTGGGACAAAGACAATACTGGAAATTTTGCCGACTGTGAATTAGCATGGACATCTTTTGAGACCGGCGCGAAATTGTACAAGTTCACCTGGAATGGTTTGGTAAGAGAGGGCGCAAGAAACGAGGAGGGCGTAAAACGATTTCATCCAACTCAAAAACCTGTCGGTCTTTTCAAAATGATACTTGAGGATTTTTCGGAAGAGGGCGACGTAATTCTTGATTGCTATTTGGGAAGTGGCACAACCCTCGTCGCCTGTCAGAACCTAAATCGCATCGGTCGTGGCATTGAAATCTTACCTGCTTACTGCGCCGTTACACTTGAGCGCATGGCGACCGCCTTCCCCGGCATTGAGATTGAGCGGATACCGTGACCACGAAACGTAAGACGAAACCGGACAAAAGGGAAAAAAAAGGTAAAACTCCTCTTGACCCAACGCGGCCTATCGGCAAGAACAACCCGCCGATTGAGACGCAAATTCAGAAGGGGCAAATTCTCAATCCGCATGGCCGTCCGCGTAAATTGCACGACCTGCAGGAACTTATCAAAGACATGATGGCCGAAAGCATTACACCTGACATGACCCGCATCATGGCGGCGATTAAGTTGGGCTTATCCAAGAATCCAACTGTCTGGCTCGAATACGCTTTTGGCAAACTGCCTACGCCGACGCACGCGATGGATGACAACGAATGGCGAGACTGGCTAAAAGAAAATGGATATACTAATGAAGACATTGACTCAATTGCCGACGAATTCCTTTCCTTCGTTCGTGATCGAAGGGTTAGCGCGCGAAGCGGCGAAGCAGACAAGAGCATTGAATAGCATCCCGCTCGATGCTATTAACTCCGTCTACCTCCCGTATCTTACCAATCTGGCGCGCATTCAAATTTTCTTTGGCGGCGCGTCGTCAGGCAAATCGGTTTTCCTCGCACAGCGGGCTATCATTGATGTGGCGCGCGGTAAGCGTAATTATCTCGTCTGCCGCAAGGTGGGCCGCACTCTGCGCGGTTCAGTGGTGCAGGAAGTCCGTAAGGCGATCTACGATAATGGTCTGTTGGATGACTTCACGATCAACAAAACGGATGGCACGGCAACTCACCGCAATGGCTGTCAGATCGTTTTCGTTGGCCTCGACGACGTAGAGAAACTGAAAAGTATCACACCAGCCAAAGGCGCATTCACCGACGTGTGGATCGAAGAGGCAACCGAGACGGATCGGGCAGAGATCAAGCAATTGTTCAAGCGTCAGCGTGGCGGCGATCCAAAGGTACGCAAGCGATTGACTCTCTCATTCAATCCCATCCTACAGTCAAATTGGATTTACGACGAATACTTTTCCAAAATCGGCTGGGCAAATGATCAACGCGAATACAAAAGCGAAGAACTATCAATACTCAAAACGATCTATACTGATAACAAATTCCTGACTAGCGATGATCAACGCGATCTCGAAAACGAAACCGACAAATACTACCGCGACGTTTACACGCTCGGTCTGTGGGGCATACTGGGTAATGTCATCTTTACCAACTGGCGTATTGAGGATTTATCGGACAGGCACGACCAATTTACTAATCAACGTAATGGACTCGACTTCGGCTTTTCGTCTTCGCCGGCCGCAATCTGCCAATCGCATTATGATCGCAATCACAAAACTATTTACGTTTATGCGGACGGGCGGCGTGGCGAGTTTTACGAAACCGGCATTACTAATAACGTGCTGGCGGATGAAATCAAAGCGCGCATTGGCCGCAATTGGATTACGTGTGATAGCGCAGAACCGAAGTCCATCGCAGAACTGCAAGGCTATGGCGTCAACGCACAAGCCGCGCAAAAAGGAAAAGACTCCGTCAATCACGGCATCCAATGGCTTAAGCAGCAGACGATCATCGTCGATGTGAAATGTGTTGGCGCGAGAAAGGAATTGTTGGCGTACAAATGGAAAGAGGATGCAGCAGGCAACGCCACCGAAACGCCCGTCGATAAAAACAATCATTTCATTGATGCGCTCCGGTACGCTTACGAGGAAGACATGATTGAGAGTCGGATAGACTGGGATAGCGTTGAGGGCCTCGGCCACGTCGAGGATTACAAATCACCATGGCAGTAAAGTACAAGACGATCAAGCAGCCAGCGGTAAAGCAACTGCCGACTCCGCCGTCGAATGGGCGACCGGAGAACATTGAATCTAGGATGTTCTCCGAACTTGGCACGCCTGGCCTAGAGGCGTGGTACGGCTTCGTTTACAAAGCATACAACGCCGATCTGTATTGGCCGGGAGTCTACGAGTTATACAACCGGATGCGGCGTAGCGATCCAGAAGTAACCATCGTGCGCCAGATATTCGGCACGGTAGCAAGCGGCGTTCGCATCGAGCCTGACCTGCCAGAGAAGCCCTCCGATGACGACAAACGCTTTCAGGAATTTTACATTCAGACTCTTGATGATCTCGAAGGTGGCATAGACCGTTGGCGTGACACGTTCGTTGCCTACGTGCCGTTCATGGGCTGGGCCTGGTGGGAAGCAGTACCAGCCGTTCGTAAGCGCGATTGGATTCCACCTGACGATGATCCGTGGCGATCTAAATATGATGATGGGCTATTAGGCTTCCGTCGCTTGGGCTTCCGCGATCATTCATCGTTTGACTCGTGGAAGTTGAGCGAAAGCAACGGACGACTTGCAGGTATGTATCAACTTGACGCGCCCAGTCCGCGCATTCTGCTGCCACTTGATAATAGTATTCATGTTGCGTTTGGCGACGTTGAGAATCCGGAAGGATTAACGCCGCTCGAAGCCATGTGGCGGCTTGAGCGAATCAAATATGGGCTTGAGATTGTACAGGGTATCGGCTTCGAGCACGCGGCAGGACATTTGAGCGTAACCAAAACTGAAAAGGGTGAACTAACGACTGGCGACAAGCAGAATATCAAATCAGCGGCACGTGCAATCCTCACTGCTCAAGAGGGCAACTATGCTAGTTGGCCGTTCGGATTTACAGGCACGGTTGTAGATGTGCCATTCAGCGCCGCGCCTTCCGTTCTTGCGGCCATCCAACATTACTCGATGCTCAAACTCGCGCTATACAATATGCAATTTATTGGGATGAGTACGATAAATGATTCCGGGTCTTATGCTGCACTCAAAGACTCATCGGCTATGTGGCTATTAGGCTTTAACAGTATGATGAGTAATGGCATTTCTCAGTTGGATGAACAAGTCGGTGGCCGTCTGCTAAAATTGAACGCGGCGAAGTTTCCCGGCATTACTCGTCGCCCAGCGTTGAAACCCTCTAAAGTTGACAAAATTACCGACTTGCCAGAAATCAGTCAATTCATTCAATCATTGGGCTGGACTCTCCCGCAAGGCCCAGAGGATCAGATCGAGATCAGGAAGCGCACAGGCTTCTTGCCTGAAGTCCTGCCGCAAGTTGAGCGGCTATCATCTGGTGCAGTAGGCGGCAAACCTGTTATAGGCGCAGATACTGTGTCTGCAACAAGCGGCGGATTGGATATATCCAAAGAAACAACTACGTTGAATGGTGCTCAAATCGCCAGTGCAATAGAAGTGCTAAATGGTCTTGCGGCAGGTACAGTGGCAGAGGTAGTGGCGATTGAACTACTGGTTGCTTTGGGAATAGATAAGGCTACAGTAATACGTATGGCGAAAGCATCCAAGACAACGAAGCCGGTAGAGAATTTATCAAGCCTAACTCGCGCGATGCAAGACGTGAAGCGTGAGATTGAGTTGACGCGCAAGAGGAGATAAGCAATGGAAATCATATTGCATAACTGCAATATTCAAGTGATGACAAATCAGGAAGGTCAGAAGGTAATCATCTTCATTGATCCTGAATCAAAAATCAAGATCATTATTCCTATGACTGACGATGCTGCAAAGAAGATCGCGCAAGCGTTGACCGGGGCAAGCATTCTTGTGCCACAATTCATTCCACCTCATGATCTTGGCAGGAAGAATGGAAATTGATACTGCGCTTGAACACGCTGAGTTAGTTCTACTCCGAGTAGATCGCTATCTTCGCCGTCAGCATATCGAGTTAGCCGTCAGCGACACGCTGATAGATGGCTACAGGAACGATATAGGCAATCTCGTTCAGGAATTGCTGCGTGGTAGTGGCCGAATGAGCAAGGCACAATTCCGGCGTGACATGAAGGGCGTTATCAAAGACTATGCCAGAGAGGGCTTCCGGACAGCATGGGAAGAAGACGGCGGCGACGTAAGCGAAGCTGAGGCCAGTGACACAGAATTGATTGGCGAATGGCAGACAGAGCAACAGGGATACGTGGACAGTTTTGCTGACTGGCTAAAAGATAAAACAAGTGACTTGGATTTTGTTGATAGCCGCATTGAATTATGGGCAACGTCATTTCAGAATTTTGTAGAGCACGTCAAACTTCGGGCTGAAGGTGATCCAGTACTAAAATTGGATGGCGACGATGGGCGAGAAAGTTGCGACGAATGCCAGGAATACAAAGGACAATCGCATCGGTTGTCTTGGTGGGAAAAGCGAGGCCTTACCAAACGCAATGGAAATGAAAACTACGGCTGTGGTCGTTGGGAGCCGTGTCAGCATCATTTTTACAATTTGAAGGGCGACGTGGTGATTGCGTGAATGACGTTTTAACTTATATTATTCTGGCGTTCGTCTTCGGCTTTTCGACTGGCATCGCTTTCATATTGTCGATTGCGCTTGTTGTCTGGTATCGTTTGATCCGTGAGGTGCAAGCGCAGCAAACAGGCCGCTGGTTTGCCGAGGCTTACAAAGTGAGATATGCTAAACGCTCGTGATTCGATTGTGGACGGACGATTGGTCAATGATCTGCCGCCTCATATCGTCAGATTGGCGCGGATGATCGCGCGTGACTGCGCCGAGCCTGGGCAATACGTCGTGCATCTAGTGATCATTCGCGGCCAGCCAATGCAGATCGAGACGGCACGGGTAGAGACGATCCGCAAATCTGAGGCGCAAAAGTAGGAGTATAATCAGTATATGAACCAACGTGAATTCATCAAGAATCTTGTACTTGCTCCGTTTGCCGTACGTCTGAATAAATTGACGGCTCTATTATCGGGCAAATCTGAATCTCGGAATGAATCTCCGATGGACTTTGCCAAAATTGAAGTGATGAATAAAGCCGGAAAATGGGTGGATATTACGCAGGATGCTTGTTGCATTGAAGATTGTTTCATGATCAATATTGATACTTACACGCCGACTTCAGCAGATTAGTAAAAGCGGAATGGTGGGAATAGATATTTGACATTTCCGACAATAGGCGTATAATCCAAGCAATCTCAATCCGCTCTTGCGAAAGCTGGCCGGACGACCCTGATGGGTTGCCCGGCCTTTTTGTTTAATGCCTGCAAAACTGGATCGCTGTGTTCAAGCAGTTATGGCCGATGGCAAATCACAAGAAAGCGCATATGCCATTTGCACGGCGGCCATAGAAGGCAGCGCAAGACCGGACGGAATAGACGACAAAGTTTGGCAGTTAGCACTCAACTCAATCAGCGACATGACCCGCAGCAACTTTATTTTCACTCAACTTTCAATCAACAATCTCACGCCCGGCAGGCCGTTTGATGGTCTGACGATTGTAGAAACTCACGACATGAACGGTCGGCCTGTGAAGGTTGAGCAAGCCGGTCTCATCGCCTATCTCACAAATACTTTGGCGGCAATCGCTGCGACCAAAAGCGCAACGGGTGAGATCGTCGGCCTGCCGATTGATGCGGGTGCGACGGGTGATCACGATAAAGGCGACGCAGGCGGTTGGATCGTGGGCGCTGAATTGGTGGACAACGTACTTCAACTCATCCCGAAATGGACGGAACTCGGAGTTGAGTTGATCACGAAATCAATTCGGCGCTTCTTCTCTGCGACCGTCGATATTGAAAATAAAGTTATCCTCGGCGGTACGCTGACCAACTGGCCGGCAGTGCGAGATGCACAAGGCAAGATGTTACTCAAGCCAATCGAACTATCGAAATCTCTCTACGAATTAGCAGAAGCCGCCCAAATGGATCAAGCCATGATGGACTCGATCAAGCAGGTATTCATGGATCAAATGATGACTGCTTATCCCGATCAACAGCACGAGGTGATCGAAGTCGCAGACGGCTATCTCGTTTGCAAATCAGATGATGGTGTTCACAAAGTTGCATATACGATGGACGAAGGCGGCCCGACGTTTGCGCCGCGTGATCAATGGGAAACTGTTGAGCCGACTGTAGTAGAAGCCGCAATGAAATTCCTCGGCGGCCTTTTCAAGAAATCTGTTTCAAAGAAAATCACGGGAGATGAATCCATGACTATCAAACTTTCCGACCTGAGCAAGGCCGATCATGAAGCCCTCGTCAGCGAACTGGCCGCGAAATTGCAAGGCGGCAGCAGCAGCGGGCAATTTGGCGAACTGGCAACCAAGCTTATCGAGGATACTCGCAAACAGGCCGCGCTCGAATTCAAGGCTGAAATGGACAGGGCCAAGCGCGAGGGCGGCATCGCCGAACTCTCGACGCGATTGGTGCAGGGTGCGCCCGATGCGCCGCGTGGCCTTAAGAACGTCACAGCAGACGATTTGCAGAAGCACTTGGCCGCCCTGCCCGCCGATGAATCAAAATTCTTTGGCGATTTGCTGATGGGCGTCATCAAAGACGGCCTGGTTGAATTTACCGAATTCGGCCACAGCCGCAAGGGAACAAGCCTCACGCCTGTTCCAGAATTCGCCAAAGCATCGCTGACTGCGGCGCTCAAAGCAGGCGCAACACCCGCGCAGTATTTTGAACTGGCCGGACTGGGCGACCCAACTCATTATGACCTGACGCCGTTTGCTTCCGTGACACCGGCGAACGGCAAAGGAGCATAACAAATGGCAGACCTGACCGCAAATGCCTATGTGAAGGTTTTAGGCGAGGCCCATCTCGAAGAGTGGTTCCTCGATAACTCAGCGGCCCAGACGATTTACAAGGGCCAGCCGATGATCATCGACCAATCGGAAGACACGGTGAATCCGCGCGCCTTCGTGACGGCGACCGTCGTCGCCGCGACCGATGTTTTTCTTGGTATTGCCGCCGAGCCTCAAACGGTGGCGACAACCGATCTTGAAACGGTCAAGCGCGTTCAGATGTACGTTTGGCCGACCATCCTCGGATTCAAATCGACGGTCTACACCAATGCCAATCTGGGCGATACGGTGTACATGAGCGATAGTGCGACTCTTTCGTCCACTGCCGCCGACAATCCGCAGATCGGCAAATTGCATCGCGTCGAAGACGGCTACTGCTTCGTTCAGCTCATCACGCCGCAAGTTTGCACCGGCGCATAAGGAGAATTACAAATGGCTACAGGTGGATCACTTCCCAAGCATCTCGAGGTTGCGGCCCGGACGGGCGTCCTCGGTTCTCCTGCGCGCGACGACATGCCCTATCGGCGAGTGGCCGACGAGGTGGACCTGACCGCGAAATCGACCACGCTGGTTGACCTGGGCGGGATGGCTGTTCCGACTCGCAATGCCAAGCAGGTCGATACGATGATCGAGAAGTCGAAAACGGTTACACCCGAGGACTGGTATCTGACGCTGCACATCTCGCAGAATGCAATCGACGACGATCAGACCAGCACGCTGGAGCGAAACTTCCAGAACTTGACGCCGGCCTTCCAGCGGCACATTGATGCGCGCGTGTTTACTCTGCTCGATGCAGGCGATGCTACAACCTACGGGACGGGCGTCGATGCGTTGGCGCTGTTCTCGGCCTCGCACGTCTACACCGGCGCGGCCTACCAGACGGTGCAGGATAACGTCTCGGCTCTCGCGCTCTCGCTGACCAACTTCAACACCGTATGGACTGCGGCCTCGAAGCATCTGGATGATCAGGGCAACTACTACAATTACATTTTTGATCTGCTCGTAGTTAGCCCGGACAACAACGTCATCGCGGCCAACATCACCGGCAATCCACAGGACTACTCGACCGGCGACCGCAAGAACAACCCGTACAGCGGCAAGGTCGATTATATCGTCAAGCCGCAGATCGGATCGGCGGCTTGGATGCTGGTAGCCTCCAGCGAACCGACTAAACCGATGTTCGTCGCCATTCGCAAGCGGCCCGCGTTGAATGATATGTGGTTCAACGCTCAGGACGGCGACGGCGGCATGTGGTATTTCCAATATCACGGTCGCTACGTCGTGGACTATGGCGACTGGGCTTTGATTGCGATGGGACAGACCTAGAGGAGCATCGACATGACTACCTTTGGCGATATGCTCATGCAGTTAGGCGGCGTGCCGGTCGGTGCGGGCGCGG